TGCACTGCCACTCTGCCCCGGGCCCGAAGGCCCGGGGGAGAGGATGGTTGCTGTCTTCCCCCCGCCAGCTAAGCTGGTTATTGCCACATTAATGTAGTGGCACCCAACGACGTTTTAGTACGACTGCGTCGTGCAGTGCGAATCGCTCTAAGTGTAGAGGATCTCGTTGAGCCAACAAGCTTCGCAGCTTGTCGAGCTTTTTGAGGCTCGCACTTAAGGCAGCGTATCCACCTAGTCTAGCCTTTCGGTAGACAGGGCTCGGGACCCACGCTCTTATTTCAAAGCGATGGTATTTAGCATTCCATCTTCCGATGGATTGATAACCCAAGTAAGAGATACGCCCTAAACCTTCCGATCGCTCAGAAACATAGGGTAATTTTCCTATGATCCGTTCTACTCTCTTAAAGAGTAGACTGGCGGTTCGCCAATAACCTCGTTTATAAAACAGGTTAGCGGTCTCCGTCCATGAGACGATCCGATCAGGTTGTCGCTTGTTCTCAGGAGGCAATGTGCCAAGATATGTAGGTGTTACCTCATATCCAGCATATGCATCTATGCCACAAGACTCTCTGAACCTTCCAGTCCAGAAAGACTTGTTCATATTCACCTTACAATTGTATTTTTGTAGGTGATCGAGAACAACGGCCGCATTCGCCGAGGGGATAATAATATCATCCCCATAGACGTACAGACTTCGAGAAACAGAATAACAGTTTCTCCAAGTCGCAGGAAGGTTCTGTTCTCTCAGGAGAGCCACTACACAAATTGTGTAGAAATACATGGCTTCCACGGGAAAACAGAGAGCACTACCCATCGAAGCAAATTTGCCGAGAGGGCCGATAATTCGACCATCAGGCATTTCAGCTCGACTCGAACGACATGCGTCAATAGCATCCCGAAGATCGGGATTACTATCGAACATACTCATAGCTAGCGAACGTGGAACACGATCACTAGCATCTGAGAGATCGATCGTTGCTAACCGACCGTCAATCGAGGAATCAACAGCGAGTACCTGATTAACAGACTGGTCACGAAAATTTACGTGACCAGCCGTCATCGGGTATGATTCGAGAACGCTATATAAGCGATCTCTAATCCCTTGTTGAATGTATTGCATACAACAAGGCTCTATTGCTATGATTCGGGGGCCCTTCAATGTTTTCGGAACCGGAGTAACCCTAACGGGTTGCTCTTGTTCCTGGTTTACGATCGTTACCAATTCGAGTTCCTTTGCCTCTGGAGGCATGCCCTCTGGGTATGCATTCCCAAGTAAAGGGAAATAAGGCTCGAGACGATCGTGCCATAACCGCCAGCTGTATTTCAGATTACCTGAAATACGTTCAGCGGTTGCCCCGGGACCATGCTTTGGTGTACAACTTGCCAGGTCAAAATTGACCAGACAACGACTCCATAGCATAAAAGATACGAGCTTAAATTGCTCGATATCTTCCACGGATGGCGAAAAGTCATTGAAGGAACGCTCAATTTCGATGAAACTCTCAAGCGCCGACTGAACCCTTTGCGGGGTGCAGTCAATCTCGACTTTCTTGAAGGTGAGGCAAATTTGCCTAACACATTCAATAAGAAGAGAAAGCTCGCTTGGAGCAACTCTAAGTTGGCTTTCATTGAAAATCCTTCCTGTCTCACGGTCAAATATCAGACTGGTTAGCCCTTGCAAAAATGCAGGAATTAACCCACGCTTCCGGAAATACTGGAATCGTGTTGAGTCTATCTTCCCTTCTGCAAGGCTTCTTTCGAAGTCCCTACAGAAATTAGGAAGGGTAATCGTTAAAAACGATATACCTTGATGTTTGACCCGAGACTTAATAGTTTCTAAGTCTCGTAAATCAGAGACATCAGCGGTGCACTTGGCACAAGCGTCTATATAGACGGTCTGTGCCAGCTCCACGAAGTCACTTGTCACCCTTTCGGGCAACTCGTTGCTTTTCATAGCTGCCTCCAAACAGAGGTCGGCTATCAAGCCACGATGCTTCGCCTATTTGGTGCTACGTAGCACCAACTAATCGGTACTACACAGCTTCACGTTGAAAAGGAAACCACGAGTCGAGATTTAACTCTCTCGACCGTAGAGCTTTCCAACAACTGTTGCGTCTAACCAGGCTTTTAGCCCGGCCCAGTCGTCAGCGATATTAGTCGACGTAAACCCAAATTCGGGTCGGTCGATAATAATCTGAAGAGAAGACGTATCGTAATCCGTGGAAGAATCCACGGGATTCGTCACGACCTTCTTATGATCGAATCTGACAAGAGAGCGAACTCGCCTCTTGCCAGTAATTTGATGACTAATAGAGAGTGAATACTCTCCATCGGCCATCTCATAGACCGAAGAATTTCCAGAAGTGGAAGTTTTCGGCATCGATTTCGCGACTGTAGCGACGGTAACCGATTGTGGATCGGTAAGCATAGTGGTTGACCTCCATGAAACATGGAACGTTAATCCTATCACGATCCCCTACTTGTTCAGTTTGTAGAAGACTGGACTAAAGGTGACAGGCAGATATCTCCTAGAGCGAAAGCAAGACAATGTCCCGTAACTAATGGGGACCTTGCCCAGGAAACCCAAAGTGACGCAACCGCTTCACTTACGGGTAATTCCAAGAGCTCCTAGAAGAGCAAGTTGTCTCGGAGATAATTCATCCGAAGACAGGCCAAATCCAAATGGACTATCTGCTTCTTTTCGTTGCTTGATATCGATTACTCGATTGAAAGTCAACGTGCGAGGACCACCATTAGCCGCATTAAACGGCAATATCTGACTTATCGTCTGATATTTAACCTGGTGGTGCATCACATACAGATATTTGGCGGCCATATCGTCTAGCGACTGATCCTGGATGGATTGAATAACCCTTCCAGTATTAGTATGCCAGTCGATTAGCCAAGTCCAAGGTGTTGATTTGTAGAGATTGGATGGAGTGATACGAGCCCCATGCAACGCCAATTGGCGTCGTATGTTTCCTAGCACACTCTGTGCGCTAGGTTGACTCATATCAAAATAATCCACATAGAAGCGAAACAGGCCCTCAGCAACAGCTAAGGTCTGTTTATCCTCCGTAACTTCATAGTACGGAGGGCGGACGAACATTTGCTGGAGGTAGTTAGTACCGGCCGGATCGACCAGTGCTACTTCATCCCCGCCCAAATTTCGTGGGTCGGAACGCATACCGTTCGCCGCTTCGCGATCTCCTACAAGGATGACTCTTCTCTTTATCCAACGACCATTAGAATCGGAAATCTTCCGAATCTTCTTGTCGAAATAGATCGCATTGTCTATAAAGGCAGTGAGATCTTTGATAAAGGGAACCCAACCGAAGTTGTGATTGAGAAAGTGATTAGCGGCATCTTTTGGTGCCATCTCGGCGATTTCGCCGGCATGGTGCTTAAAGAAATAGCGATATTTAACGCTATCGCGGAGAATTTGCCATCCTTTGGCAAATCCCTTCGCTGACGTCATCATCATGCGGGGAACTTCTGCTGCTTCGCGTAAAGCGACCAGCATCCCGCCTTGCTCAATTTTAGGCTTGGCACGATCCCAAGCTGAGTCTTCCAATGACTGAGTGCTCGGAACTAGAGGCGAGTTCTTACCGAAAGCAGACGCGAGGTTAACAGTATCCTCGGTCCATCCCGGTAGGACAGTGGGGGCAGAAAAGCCACCAACATATTTTACTTTACCGAATCCAACACCAGTTATGATGTTGTTTCCGGGAGTAGTAAATATGCCCTCTCCGAACCCCCTCTCCCCAAGGGGAGAGGAGTACGAAATCGCAATCTTACGGAAAGGACCTCCAATACTATAGGGCGGCCTGCCATGATTTTCATCAATGCAGTGTTCCGCTCTTTCGTACGGGAATCCCGTGCCGAACCGGGTCTGAAATTGGACCCAGTTAGGCGAACCAGGAGACTCTTCTATATAGAAGCGTCCGATGATTTGGGATGAGCTAAATTTGCTCGGTTTAATCCTTCTCCGCTGACGCGGTAATCGTATGTTAGTCAAAATCAAACCTCCATTTGGTTGAAAAGTGAAGAATAAATCTTCATTGCACTGCTCTTTTCCTGCCTGAAGTGGCAGAATTTGGAGAATCACATCGCTGTGACTCTAGACACCCCCGAGGGGG